TTGAGTGGTTGACATGACACATTTTTCATTACGTTTGAATAGTTCAGCCTCAATTAGATTGAGACCAGAGAATGTGGGATCGTCAGATATAACACGAACAATCCAGACTTCTTCACGCATTTGGACAGAGTTTGTAGTGCCGTCAGTGTTAGTACCTTCATTATTCCAGTGACCGACACCGTTGTATGCTGTGCAGCCGCCATGAATATTAGTTAGAAGTGTCTTGGCATCTTCAAAGGTTTGTCTACCCACTGCACATGGGATATATACTTCATGTATGTAGTTCATTGTTCTAGTACCACTTCTGCATTAGTTTCTATCCAGACTTTAGCACCACATGATAGTGGTTTGTCAGGGCTGTATACGACTGTACTACCGCCCATGATATGAACAGCGTGTGCATACTCGTTAGACTTATTGGTTTTGACAGTGATTACAGGGTTACGATTACCAGACTTTGCATTGGCTTTGATAACATGTTGGTTGATATGAATACGTTTAAGTGTCATTATCAATCTCCCATAAGTCATCTACATCAATACCGTCACAAAGATATGAGTAATCATAGTTAGGTACGTTAAACAGTTTGACAGTTCCATCTTTATTGCGGATGTAATCTTCTGTTTCATCATCCACTACACATATAGGCATATCCCATACATGTATTGTATAAGTTTTATTTGGGTCAAAGATCATCCTGTCTCTCCACACAAAAGCATTGTTGGTTTGGGTGGTCAAAACCACGTTCAGTTGCAGAGACATGGCATTGAGACATGTATTTATGTTCTGACCATATTTCTGTCTGTACTTCAATAGGTGTGATTGTAGTTACACAGGCAAGCACCCATTTATATACTATTGGGTTCATCGTCATACACCTCACCAAAGTCTTGCCATTCTTGTTCCCAAGTAGGCTGACCATCATCGTAGTCGTTTTCATCTTCATACCAATGTGGTTCTGTGCCAACTACGATTTGTGCAATAGCTGCACAGTATATATCATCACCTTGCTTTATAACATTGTACATTTCTTGGGCATGTTCCCATGTTTCAGAGACTTGCCAGTGATCTACAAGTGTAGGTTTGTTGTCAATTGTTTGTCTGACATTCCAAGATACAATATACATGCTCATAGTATTTCTTCCCAATCGTTTACAAGGTGCTCTACATCGTAGCATTCCATGCTGTCATGGTGTGTGACTAATTCAACTCTTAGATCACCATCTTTCCATTCTTGTGCATGTACCTCGTGAAAGTCCCAATCAGTTGGTGTATTAAATCTTAAGTGCATATTACCAGAGCCAGTAATGTGTTCTTTCCATGCATTGGAAGAGAACAGATCGTCTCGTCTAGCAAGTTTAATAAACTCTTTACCAGAAGTTTTAGTTAGTTGTAATACTACTTCACCGTATCCATTAGAGCATATATCTTCAATATCATCCATTGTAAATTGATATGGTAGTTTACAATGTAGGTCGAGTTCATAGTATTCTGTACATCGTACATCAATTCTGATTTGAGTTGACATCTTTAAGATACTCCTGTTTCCATTCTGAGAATGCATAACCGCCCATTTGACTGAATTGGTGCAGAATGTGATTGTTTACCATGAGAGCAAGAACAGTAGCATATGCTTTGTATTCAAAGGTCTCAATGTAATCTTGTATATCATCCCAAGATTCTGGGGTGATTACTAGTTTTTGATTTGATAGATCCATCAGTGACCAGCCTTTCCTGCATATCCTTTACCGTTTAGTTTGTGTCTGCGATCACTGGCTTCTTGCCTATCGATACGCTCAACATCTTCCATTTGGTCACGCAAGAAATGATACAGCTGAGTCATTTGCTCTGCAGGTGTTTTGTCATCGTATGGTACAAAACAAGTCTGCATGAATTGATAGTTATCTATCATTCTTTGTATTTTCTTTTCTGTAAGTGTCATTAGATTTCTTTCTGTTGTAAATCTTTTTTGACTGTACAACCTTTTTACTTTGCCTGTTCATAAGCATGGCACGAGCAATACGGTTGACTGGTTTGATTGGATCCATCGTTATCTCTCTGTTGCTATATATTTTACAATGTTTAGTACAATGAACAATAGCAATATGATGATATAGATAGATCCGAACAACATTATATACTTACCACATCTTTATCATATTGAATTTCATATTCAGTGATATGTCTGATAAGTGCTACTTGTTCAATGACAAGAGCATCTGCAAGAATACCAGTAGCTTCATCAACATAGTCTGCTGCTGTTGATATGATTCTTCTGGATTTACTAACAGTGGTTTTGATACCCCTGTGTTTTGCACAGGATAACACAAGCATTACTTCAGCTTCTGTTAGTTTATCTTTAAGAGTAAACTCTACAGTATTATGAACGATAGCATTGATATCTTCTGTATCACTGTCACGCCATTCGTTGTCATTAGACATGTTTCCAAATCCTCTCTTCATGGTGACCTGCCCATGAACTAGCGTTGTTTTCAGCAAACTCAAAGATTGTCCACTCTACATCATCGTTAGTTCCTTCAGCAACTGTTCTGCGTCTGTCGGCTATAGAAAGTAAACGTTTGTAGACTCTGGCTTCAAAGGAATCTTTGAGAGCATCTGGTTCTGTAAATAGATTAATCGTAAGTCTCCATGCATTTTGTCGGTTCGACTAAAATTATCCGAGAGTAGCCCAAGGTTTCCCAAGGCTATCTCTGATGTTTGTACAAGGCTCCAATAGAGCAGGGTGGGCTACTATTTAGCCCTGCGAACATAAAGTGTCCCGAAGGGACTCAATAATAAATATACAAGCGCCTCTGGTGCTTCAAGGCTAACTAAGACCGAGCACACAGAGTCGCTATACGAAACTGGCGAGATGTGGTGTAACAGTGTGACGGGATATGTTCCAGTTTAGTATGTTACAAACGCTGTCAGTGCATATAATTCTGTACAGGCCAAGACAGACTCACTCGGCACAGTTGAAGCTGTACCACTACCCTCGCAAGGCAGCATTGCAATTTGAAGATGCGTGATCTGTAATTAGACCACGACTAGCTGTTTTCACCGGAATTGGTGCATACGGGACGCTTCTCTCCCCGTCTTGACTATATGCAGCACTGAACATCCGAGTCTTACTCTGCGATGTGCCCCACCATACTTATAAGTGTACCGCGCTTTGGGTTCTTTTGATGTATACTACGCTCTCACCGAGCTTCCACGTTTTTTCATTCTGTTACCATGTGTCCTATTGCTAGGCTAGACGCTTTTCCAATATGCTAGTCGTAGTTTGCAACACAGTGGGTACAGGCTATTGTGCCTGAGTTTCAGAGATAAACTGCAGCGGTTCTGCAGCACGTAGTATATGAAGAAAGCAGTTTAGTGTCATGCTAAGGACATAGAATTAGAACAGATCGCTAGGTGACCCTTGAACTTCTGCAGTTGGCTCAATAGAACCTACAGCTTCAAAGTCTACACCACCAGTTGGTGCATAGACTACAAGGTCTGTGATCTGAATAGCTGTGAGTGAGCTTGCAACGCCCTTACGACCAGCAGTGTCATATGGGTATTGAAACACAATCACGTTAGCTTTGGAACCATTACCGATTGTGGTAACAGACTCCATAGGTGTGAGATCAGAGTTGACCACACGTACCTTGCCGTTAGTATCACCATTTGCCTTGTGAGCTTTACGCTTAAGACTAGCAGTGAACATACCAGCAGCATCTTTGACCAATGCTCCATCTTTCCTACGGAACATGACATAGTTCTCTTCAAGCTCTTGGACTTTAGTTTCATCAGCAGTAGCAATTTGTAGCTCATACTGTTCAGTACCAAAAGGATTGACAGGCTTGTCAAGTTTAGGATAGTTGATAGTTACGTCATTGATCTTGAAATTACGTACTTCTGTTAGCATGGGATATTACCTTCCTAGCAAGTTACACAATATTGTGTTGATGATCAGATATTGTAACGTGCACCCCTCCGCAAGCAATCTTATTTCTGGCTTTCACAGATTCATCAAGGGTAGTCTACATTTTTAAGTACACACCTGTTTACCCACATGAGGTTCTAATTAAAGCTGAATCATGTATGGTTACAGTATCTGAAGAGGTAAGATGTCAGTTCATTGTTCTGTACCATCTTACCAATTTGAGGACGCAGCTTGTCTGCGGCCTTCTTGTTATTTGAAAGACTCTATAAGAACTATGAAAGATATCACAGTTCCTATGGTCACAAGCTCTTTGTGTCTCAATACCCAAGGTCCATTACCGATTGTAACGTACTGGCATAGACACAGCATGATATACATAAAGAGCGTCAATAGGGTGATAGCTGTAATCATTTGCTGAAGTCCACAAGTGTCAATGCATAAGTAACGACACCAGTTACAGTCATAATACCACAGATGGCAATTATGAATACGTGTGTGTCAGACACAGCAGCAAGGAATGACATAACAAACCCTACAAGAGTAAGTATTAAACCGACAATAGTATTATCCATTTTAGTCTCCTAACCATTCGTTGAGTGCATGGATCAAGGGTGACAGGCACATGAACAAGAGACCTGCCAGTGACGTTGCGAGACATACGGCAACAATAGCGAACACAATATCATACATTGTATTGACCTTTCCAGAATACAGTGATTACAACAGTAACCTCTGAGTTAGTGACAACATACATACCAGTAGAGTTGTCAATGAATGTGAACTTGTTGGGGTCAGTACGGTTGACCATCTTGACACCGTTGTTGGTAGTGTTGATGATATCCTGTACTGTGCCACCACGCTCTGATAAGCGAGCTTTAGCATGTTTAGTGATATGCATGACAGATCCTTTCTGAGATCTTTGAGTGATGATGAGTATCCCTAAGGACACTCAACGCTCTTTAGCAGCTAGAGCTTCTTTATGGTTGAAGTAAACGACTCCATTGACAACATAGTATGTCATGTGAGACTCCTGTGTTAGGACAAGAGGATTCTTATCCATTGTGAAGACAAACCGAGGTACGAGTGTTTGGCTCTTATAGTACTCTATGGTTACTTTAAGTACTCTATGTATCTATAGATACTTATATGTATATAGAGTTACATTCCAAAGAGGTTTCTATAAGGGGTATATACAATTGAACATCGTCCCCAAGGTTCCTCATAGTCCTCTAACAGTACTCCTGATCGGGTAATAGTCTTAGTAAAGGGTTCTATATACCCCTTATAGATACCATTAGTAGCTCTATAAGGCTCACTGACAGCCCTTAAAGGTACAAAGAGTAGGTATAGTACCTAAAAAGCCTAGCGGCGACTGAGCGAAGAGAGAAAGACACTATAAGTATCCCGAAGGGATTCAAAGACATGATTGAATGATTAAGAGTACCCTGAGTGATTGAGGGGGTACGAAAGTAATCAGGGTACTCATATATATTGTTACTTTAATCAGGCTTACTCAAAGACAATTAAGAGGACACAAGACACATGAACAAGAAAGAGCTATCTAAACTGCTCAAAGAAAAGCAGAGAAGGTCTAGGCTTAAGGATTATGAACATAACTTTACTAAGTTTGCAGAAGAACAAATACAAATCGTTACTAAGGACGTATCCAGGGGGTTTGTTCCATTTAAATTCAATAAAGCCCAACAGATAATTACAGAAAAATTAGAGGAACAACGGAATGCTACTGGAAAAGTTAGAGCAATTATTCTTAAAGCTAGGCAGCAGGGGATATCTACATACTGCGCTGGACGAGTCTTCTGGAAGAGTTATTATACTCCCCATTCAAGATCAGTTGTCATGGCGCATGATTCGGCTACGTCAGATGCTCTATTTGCTATGTCCAAAAACCTTATTAGAAACATGGAGGGAAACCTTGCACCCAATGAAATACGTAGTAATGCTAAAGAAATTATTATTAACAGTCCTGCTATGGGCGATAAAGACGCTACAGCTTCCTATAGGCTTTATACAGCGGGGTCTCCAGAAGCTGGAAGAGGTACTACGCCGACTATAGCACACTGTTCTGAGGTAGCTTTCTGGCAACATGATGAGAAGATCCTAGCAGGACTCTTCCAAGGTATCTCACAGGCTGACGGTACTGAGGTTATCCTGGAGTCTACTGCTAATGGTGCTCAAGGGGAGTTTTACAGGCTCTGGAAGGGCGCTGAGATGGGGGAGAATGAATATCTACCTATCTTTCTACCGTGGTATATTACACCAGAATACACTAGAGAACCCCCAGAGAACATGGAGTTGACAGTTGAAGAAGAAAAACTACGAGATAAACACGACCTCACAGACGGACAACTCTACTGGCGAAGACTTAAGATTGCAGAAGGAGGAGAACTCAAGTTCAAACAAGAGTACCCCTCAACAGCTGACGAAGCGTTTATTATGTCAGGATCTAACGTCTTCAACCTGGAGCGTTTGGACGCACTAGTTCCAGAATCTTATCAAAGAAGGTCTGAGTGGGACCCTGCATCGAAGATGTTTGATGAGAATAAAGAAGGTTCTTTGTACATATACCAGTTTCCTGACTGGAATGAACCCTATGTGGTTGCTGCTGATGTAGCCTTGGGGGTTGGTCAGGACTATTCTGCTGCTGTTGTGTTAAATAAAAAGTATGAGATTGTAGCACACTATAGGAATAACAAGATTGACCCCAGTATGTGGGGTGATCTTCTGTTTTATTTAGGCCGTTATTATAATAATGCCCTATTAGCAGTAGAATCTAACAGTATGGGTATTGCAACCCTGCAGAAACTAGACAGTACAGGCTACATAAACCTGTATAGACAGACAAAGATAGCTAATGTGTCCTCGGAAGAGGGTGTTAGGTTGGGTTTTAGAACGACATCTGCTACAAAACCAGCGATTATAGCTAATCTTAAAAACCTAATAGAGAATGAAGAGATACTTATCCCGTCTGTGCAGATAATTAAAGAACTTAAGGACTATATTTCTACGGATACGGGTAAGACAGAAGCTGCACCCAACTGTTATGATGATTCGGTTATAGCATTAGCGATAGGTTGTGAAGTATTACGCACACATTGGGACAGATTGGGGACTTCAAATGTTTCATGGAAACAAAAGATGTCTGGTATAGAACAACCAGAAGTAAACTGGATATAGTATATACCCCTTATAGAACATAAAGACCCCTAAGGGTCTAAGAGATCCGCGTTGTCCTCATGCGTCCGGTGGTACGCAGCGGTATACCACCACTTATTTACGGAGGATAGTATGTCAGTAGAAACATTTCTCAAATGGAAGATACTACCTCGTTTTATGATGTTGGCTAGTACAGTAATGTCTTGGCGATGTGCTGAGTGGTTTATGGATCTTCCTGATCCAACAGGAGCACAGTCAGCTTTTGTGTCCGTAGTAATGGGCGTAATGACGGGTGTTTTTGGAATTTGGATGGGTCACGAACATAAAGGGGACAAATAATGCCACCAAGAAATCACAAGGATTGGAAGAAAGAACCTAATGTAGAATACATAAACTCTAGGATATATTCAGATTGGGATATATACAGCCAGGAACTAGAAACCATATTCTCTAAGGTATGGGTTCCTGTTTGCCATGAAAGCGAACTACCTGAAGACAACTGGTATCGGACCTCAACAATTGCACATACACCAATTGCTGTAATAAAAAATAAACATGGTATTCATGTGTATAAAAACACAGGGCTTCATGGTGTATCAGGGCCAGTAGGTATTATAACTGGTAATCGACTACATAGTGAAATAGGATACGGTGGGATGGTGTGGGCTACCCTTGATGATAACCCAACACAATCTCTAAAAGAATGGCTTAATGGATCATTTGATTGTATTATAGATGCTATTGATGCTGAACCATTAGAGGTGTTTCATTACCACAAGGCTATTATAGATACGAATTACAAACTGTGGCATGACACTAACTCAGAGTTCTACCACGACTTTATGCACTACTTTAATCGTGTGTCGGGGTTTAACGATGAATACTTTGCTAGAAAAAATATACCATTTGATAACGGACACGTTAATGTCAGCAGCTTCACAGTCAACTATGAGGAGTACGATGGGTTTGAGGATAGAGGAGAGCTTAGTTTCCCTAACCTTCCACCCAATCAATGGTATATGGTTGATTTGTTTCCTGGATTTAATTTTAATCTTAGGGGGAGTGCTTATAGAAGCGATAGTGTTACGCCTCTTGGACCAAACAAAGTTCTTATTGAGTTTCGTGGCTATGGTCTCAAAAGTGACTCACCAGAAGATAGGAAGACCCGTATAAACCACCACAACTCTATTTGGGGTCCATTCGGTAGAAACTTACACGAAGACCTTATTGGTGTCGCTGGTCAGGGCACAACAATGCGTCCAGGCACAGAAGATCGTTTCATACTTCATGGTCGGCATGAAAACAGAACCATACACGATGAAGTAGGCATGAGACATTATTATGAGGAGTGGGGGAAATGGATGGGGATAAATCCAAAAATAGCAGCATAAAACCAGTAGCTTTAGAAGTAGGTGAAAATAGTTTTGAGCTTGTGTTACGTATATTAGGTAATGAGTTTATAGCAATACGAATAGGATCAACAAACTTTAGTGGTAAACTAATAGCAGGTGGTGTCTTATTACTTTTCTTTACGTTTATGCTTCTGGAGGTATTTGGCCTGTCAAGGATTATGGGAGTTGAGTAATGCCCACCAGAGTCAATGAAAATACAGAAGTAGCTTTACCATTACGAAATATTATAAGCATGGTAGCAGCAGCTAGTGTTGCAACATGGGCGTACTTTGGAATTATAGAACGTCTTAATCAAATGGAAACAAACGTAACCATGATGGAAGCAGACGTAGGTCAGAACACAGAGTTTCGTATTAAATGGCCTCGTGGTGACATGGGAAGTCTACCCGCAGATAGTGAACAATATATGCTTATTGAACACCTTGCGGGAGAGTTAGAAAAACTACAAACCGATATTGAAAGTGGTAAGGCTCCGTATGATCAACAACAAAAGTTGACTTTAGAGTTCTATGAAAAACGAATAACTAGCTTAGAAGAAAACATAGAAAAACTAAGAAACGGAGATAAGTAATGAAAGAAACTCTTTTCGTTCTATTCTTAACATTAGGTGGGGAACCTATAGAATGGACACCTCATTTTTCCCTAAAGGATTGCTTAAGTATAAAACGAAAAATTGATCGTCTTTCAAAATCAGGTCACTTATACAGTTGTAAAAAAGAAACTGTGACTCTGGAACAAGATGGTGATAAATACGTTATAGTGGATTTTATAAATGAGTAGCCCATGTGTTGGTGTTTGTAGATTAGATAGCGAAGATAAATATTGTGTTGGATGTGGACGAACAACCGATCAAATAAGAGATTATTATTTGGATGGACTAAAAAATGGTACACATACCTTATACTCAACCCAAAAGAAAAAGAAAACCTAAAGAATACAAAAGCCCTATTGTGTGGTGGAACAGTGTTCGTTATAGTAATGGAGAATTGTCATGTCAATCGAAAAAGCAGGAGAAACCTTCTCCGGTTACAACAAACCAAAGCGAACCCCTAACCACCCCAAAAAATCCCACGCTGTCCTTGCGAGGTCGGGTGGTAAAGAAAAACTAATACGGTTTGGTGAAAAAGGTGCGAGTACTGCAGGTAAACCAAAGGCTGGTGAATCTAGGCGTATGAAAATGAAACGTAAATCTTTTAAGGCTCGTCATGCTAAAAACATTGCTCGTGGTCCTTTAAGCGCAGCATATTGGGCTAATAAGGTTAAATGGTAGATATGGAGGATAAATTGCTAGAAGCTGTTCGTAAACACGCAGAGGGTCATGTGGCTAAGCACGTGGCAAATATTGAGGTCTATTTAGATAATCCTGTTGGTATTGGTGAACATAGTGATATTATTGATGCTATTGAAACTGAGTTAAGTCATATGGCTAAATGGCATGAAAAATTAGAAATGATTGACATATATATCACGGAGGTAAAGGATGGCTGTAAATGCGGCAGGTAACTACACAAAACCGACAATGCGTAAAAACTTGTTTAATAAAATTAAAGCAGGTAGTAAAGGAGGTCGTCCAGGCCAATGGTCGGCGCGAAAGGCGCAAATGCTTGCTAAACAGTATAAAGCAAATGGTGGAGGCTATAGAGACTAATGCCAAAAAAACCGTCACAAAAGAGCCTAAGCAAATGGACTTCTCAGAAGTGGCGAACCAAAAGTGGTAAAAACTCTACTCAAGGTCCGTTGGCTACTGGAGAACGTTATATGCCAGCTTCAGCTGTGGCTAGTCTTACGCCAGCAGAACACGCTGCTACCACTAGGGCTAAGAGAAAAGCTACAAAAGCAGGAAAACAATTTAGTAAACAACCTAAAAAGGTTGCAAACAAAGTAAAACGACATAGAACGTAAACCCAGGAGTGGTAAATGTCTAGATTTGTACAAGAAACACATAAACAAAAAGATGCTAAAAAACCTCAGCCAAAGTTACCTAAGGCTGGTTCTTATGATTTAAAAGCTTTAGAGAAAGCTAAGCCTATTTATTCAGGCACTGGAGGGAAACGATAATGGAACCCGAAGGATATAAAGAGGTTGTTAGTGATGAACAACTGATTAGCATGATAGAGTCTGGTGTACAGAACTCTACAGGCGATTGGTTAAATTCATCTGAACTAGCAAGAGAAAGATTAAAAGCTACCTACGAATATGCTGGAGTGGCTGACTACCACTTATCACCTCAAGGTGTTAGTACAATTGTAGATACCTCTACAACAGAAGTAGTCGAAGCTTATACAGCCGTATTATCTGACTTGTTTCTTACAAATAAAAGACTAGCAAGGTTTATGCCTTGGGACAGTTCTCCTGCAGCAATTCAAGCTGCTAAAGATGCTTCTGATATAACTAACTATTGTTTGTTTAAAAAAAATAATGGGTGGGAACTTATTCAACAATGGATGAAAGCAGCCTTACTGTGGAAGAATGCTGTGTGCCGTTGGGGGTATGTTGAAGATTACGATTATGTATTTGAAGAATACGAAAAGATTAGTCAACCAAATCTAGATAAACTATTATCAGAAGATAATGTTGAAATTGTTGGTGATCTAGAGTTTGAAAATGAGTTTCAATCAACTGACTCTATAACTGAACAAAACGTAGAACTTATGTACGTTGATGTTCGTATTCGTAAACGTATTAATAAGTCTCGTGTTAAAGTGGAACTGGTCCCACCAGAAAACTTTCGTATATCAAGAGATGCTACCTGCATAACTGATGCAGCATTTGTTGGTATGCAAACAGAAATGACACGCTCAGAGATCCGTAAATACTATCCTGAAATGGCTGACAGTATTGATGCCTGGGATGAACTTGGTGATGATACGTGGTCTGGTAGTTTAAAATACTCTCAAGATATTGCAGCACGTAAACAAGTTACAGGACAAGAGTATACTCAAGGATCCTTGCAGCAAGAAACCACACCGCTAGAGGCTAATCGTGAAGTAGCTGTTACAGAGTGCTGGATGCATGTTGATCGTGATGGTGATGGTATTGCAGAGTTAAAACATTTTATTATAGCGGGTTCTCACATCTTATATGAAGAAGATTGTGATGAAGTCCCAATGGCTTCTATTGTTCCTATTGATATTCCATTTGAATTTTATGGTTTATCAATGGCAGATTTTACACGTAGTTCTACACTGGCATCGACCGCCATCCTACGTGGCTTTGTAGAGAATACATACCTCACTAACTATTCGCCTAAACTGGCTGATCCAAATGTGGTAGACTTCTCTGCATTGCAAAATATGAAGCCTAAACAGATTATACCAACTAATGGTAGTCCTGTGGGTGCTGTTCAACAGTTACCTCCTGAGACAATCTCAACAGGTACAGTACCATTGCTTGAACATCTGCAAATGATTAAAGAACAAGCTACTGGTATGTCTAAAGCTGCTCAAGGTCTTAATGATACACTCTATGTGTCAGGAAACTCTGAGCAAAAACTATCAGCGGTTCAATCTGCCGCACAAAAACGTATTCAACATATTGCTCGTAGATTTGCTGAGACAGGGTTTAAACGTCTTTTGTCTGGTATTTATTCTACAATGCGTAGTAATATGAAAGGCAATATAGATTACAATATTGCAGGTGCATTTAAATCTATTAATATGCAAAACCTACCTTCAACTATGGACTTAGAAGTTTTGTTAGATATTGGTGAAAATTCTAATTCTTCATTAATAGGAAAGTATAGTCGTATTGCTGGAGAAATCCTCCCTGGACTAGCACAACAAGGTGCAGGTATGATTGTAAAACCAGAAGCCCCAGCTATCCTTGCTACTAAACTTATTGAAGCAATGGATATAGATAGTAATGACTTCTTGCAAGATTACAATACAGACGACTTTAAACAAAAGGCAGCACAGGCTATTCAAAGCCAACAACAAAAAGCTCAAGCAGAACAAGCATTGCAACAACGTAAGGTTGAGGCAGAAGCTGCTTTATCAGAAGCAAACGTTGTTTATACAGGTGCTCAAACTAAAAACACTATGGATGATAATGCAAAACAACTTGCAGTATCAATTGATAAACACTTTCAAGAATGGGCAGATCTTCAAATTAGAGCAACTAAAGAGGGTGCAGAGTTACCAGAACATCCTGGTTATGACCAGATTATTATGTTAGCTAGGCAAATCCTAAGCCCACCTCAACAACAGCCACAACCACAGATGGGACCACAGGGACCTCAGGAGATAAGATAAATGGCACATTCGACTATTAGTAAACTTGGTGTAGGAGGAACTCAGGCAGGAACTGCAGTAACAAGCACTTCAGGAAATAAAACAGTTGTATTTACAAATGAAACAGACTCTGTAATTACACTTGATCTTAAATGCGCTGGCTCAATTAACGCAGCTGATAAAGGCATTAAGGTTCCAGCCAAAGAATTTCTTAATTACACACATGTTGGTGGACACGGTGCTTGTGTAATGGAAAATGTTAAAACAGCACACGGTACAGCTGCTCAAACTGATGAGCGTATCTATATCCACCATCGTGTGTAAGTAATGGATAAGTATCGTAAGACAGCTGAGAAGAAGCTGGGAAACGAGAAATCATATGGTAATCATAAAATTCATCCCGAAGAACTAGCAAGGCAAGCTCATGTTAAAGGGCACTTTGCAGCTAGAGAACGGGATGAGTTTTTTGATGAAGTATACGGTGAAGTTTTAATTGATTTCTTTTTAGAATGGTTAAAAACAGAACCGCATGAGACTAAATCTCGTGAGTTTCTCTACAGTTCTGCTATGGCACTAGGAAGTGTTAAGGAGAAAATGATGAACTTTGAGATGTACGGAAAAAATATTCCGCACCTACAGGAGGACAACAATGAGAACAATTGATATTGATGCTCTTATAAATAACTACAAAGAGATGATTAATACGTTAGAATACGATTCTATGCGTAGTGCAGGTAAAGCAAAACTAAATTCTGAAAAACTTATACACATGCACTCGCTTGTTAATCACTATTCTAAAATAAAAAATTCTGAAAAGGCTAGTCCTAAAAAGGAGATAGCAAATGGAAAGTAATACCGAAGCACCTGTAAGCTCTACCCAATCGGATGAACCTACTGCAGAGGTTAATAGTCAAACTGAAGAGGCTTTGCTGGCTGACATTGTACGAAACTCTGATTTCGTAGATACTCTACCCGATGAGCAAGTACCTGAGTTAGACGCGGAAGACTCTGATGATGAAGACCCAGAAGAATCAGAAGAATCCGATAATGAAGATGATGAAGAAGAGATTGAAGAAGAAGCTGAAGAAGACACAGACGAAGAAGATGCCGATGAAGAATCCGCTACCGATGAACCTGATGTGTTTGCTACAGATGACTTGGATCTAGAAGCTAAAGTTGTAGTCAAAATAGATGGCGAACATACAGAAGTTTCTTTTGGTGACCTTATTAAAGGTTACTCTACTGAACAACATCTGTCTAAAAAGGGTCGTGAACTTGGTGATGCAAGAAAACAGTTAGAAGAAGAATACCAAGAAAAGGTTGGAGAAATCCAAAACCTATCTAAGGCATCTGCTGCTATACTGTACTCAAATGAACAAGCTCTTTCTAAAGAGTACCATGATATCGAAGCTCAAATTGATAAGGCTCGTAAAGATGGTGATACATATGAAGTTGGCGAGTTAAAAGATAAACGAGAACAAGCACAAAAAAAATACTGGGATGCACGTAATCAACGTGAAGCACTAGTAGAAACTCTTCAAAAGTCTGAACAGGAACAAAATCAAAAAGAATGGAATGAACAAATACAATATTTTAATCAAACCATTCCTGATATGATTCCTGACTTTAATGAAGAGACTGCTTCAGCAATTCGTGAGTTTGCTATTGAAGAAGGTATTTCTCCAGAAGTATTAGACTCAATTGCCGATCCTGTAATTGTAAAGTTTGTCGATGACTATCGTAGACTAAAACAAGGTATCACTAAAGGTACTGCTAAAAGGAAAGCTACTCCAGCTAAAAAGGCTCCGCTTAAGAAAGCTAAAACTACAACTCGCAAAAAACAAGATAAAGCAGCTGAAGTTAGAGCTAGAGCGATGAGTCCTGATTCTTCTAATGAAGATCAAATGGAGTTTTTGAGAGGTCTTGCCAACCAATCTTTAAATCTTTAATACCTTGGAGGTATAATTAAATGGCTAATAATCTTGGTGTTCGCGGAACTGGTGGCCCTCAGGGACCAGCCCGTGGAACTGGCAAAGATGTTTCCCAACGGGAAGATCTAGCAAACTTTATCACGATGATTACTCGTGATGAAACTCCTTTTACATCGTCTATCGGTAAAGCTAAAGCAACCGCTATCTACCACGAGTGGCAGACAGATCAGCTAGAAGCTCCAGGCAACTCACGGATTGGTGAGGGTACTGACTGGATTGCTCCTGATGCAACAGGCTCTGGTGGTACTGGTGCAACTCCAGCAACTGGCGCTAAATTTGCTATTACTGGACCTTATCGTACTCGTTTGGGTAACTACACTCAAATTAACGGTAAGACTATCGCTGTGTCAGGTACACGCCGCGCAGTAGATCAAGCAGGTGTTGCAGACGAATATGCATACCAGCTTAAAAAGCGTGGAACTGAGCTACGCCGTGATGTGGAATTTGATATGATCCACTCATACAACACAGCTAACGCTGTGGGTGTACAAAACGCTAACTCACGTTCAGCTGGTGGATACCAGTCTTTTATTAACTCAGCAACTACATGTAACTATGTAGGTGAGTTCGAAGCTCCTTCAGCTTCTTCCTCTAATGCTGGTACTGATGCACAAGGTACAGACACTGTACGTGGATCAATCAATGGTGGTACTACTGCTCCTGCACGTGGAACTCTTGCACTGACAGACATTGATGCTGTTATGCAGAAGATCTATGAGCAAGGTGGTAAGGCAACTAAAGTTATGTTGTCACCAAAACTACGCCGTGATTTCTCAGATCTAATGGTCTCAGACACTGGTGTTGTTCGTAACATTGATGCTGGTGGAAAACTCCGTCAGTCAGTTGATGTATACATGTCAGACTTTGGAGATCTTATGGTAGTTCCTAACTACATCATGGGTCTGTCAAACTCTGTTGCACTGAAAGGTGATAACGGTACTGCATTCTCAGGCGCAGGTATCCCTGACGTTGCTGACTTTGCAGCATTGATCTATGACCCAATGTGGTTCGCTACAGCTTACCTACGTCCTATGCAGGAAGTAGACGTAGGCCAGCAGGGTGACTCAACCAAAGGAATGATGGTTGAAGAATGCACCTTGGAAGTACGCAACCCACTTGGTTGTGGTGCTATCTACGGTCTTAACTAGACTATTTGTTAGGGGAGGTCTTTATGGCTTCCCCTTTCTTTTTAGGAGGTAATATGGCTTATTCAATGTCCGGTAAAGATTTTAAAAAAGCTGAGTCTGGAAAAATAAATAAAGATTTTAAAGAGGCTAAACCAGCAACGGGTAACCCTTTTAAGAAAAGAAAAGAAGATCCTGCACAACAATATGCAATGGGCGGCAATGTAGCAAAATACTACAATACAGGTGGTAAGGTTGCTGGATGCGGTCCTGCTCAAAACAAATCATAAATTAAAGGAGTACAGTAAATGCTAGTTATAAGAACAGCAAACGGGAATACTTACCCCGCAGAAACATGTGTATGGCGTACCGCAGCAGTTGCTGCAGGTGGCTATAAGCTAACACACTTAGATATTAACTCACCTAACGTAGCGACTAATGGTAATCCTACAGCAGCACCATCTGGCGCTGAGTTAGGTTATATTGGAAAATCAGGACGTTTTGTATCTTATACAGAACCTGCCTAATTAAGTAAGAGGACACAATGGCAAAAGAAAATGAATTTAAATTTCGCAGTTCAACTGTGGAAGCCACAAAAGATATTCATGCTGGTTTTGATCTTCAATCTGGAGATTGGGAAGCTAAGCAAGACATTACACAATATAAAGAAGCTGCTAAACTTGATAGAGATAAAGAAGCATATTATGGTCGTACTAAAAATGGTTACCGTAAGTTAGCAACTATTCCTGATATTGTAGCAATTAAGATTTTGCAAGAGCATCATCTGGATTTGCATGATCCAAATTTTATGCAAGATCCTAATAATCTTAAAAAGCTTAAAACAATTTTGATGTCTGAATATTCTGATTTGGTAGTCAATACTTAATTAGGAGGCCAAACATGGCAATGACATATACGGAACTTGTTGCTAAAGTTCGTAGTTGGTCTAACCGCGATGAAGAAGTAGTAAGTGACGACATTATTAAGGATGCTCTTAAATATGCAGCAGATAAAGCATACAGAATTTTAAGAGTCCCTCCATTAGAAAATGTTGCTATTTATGAAAAGTCTTTGTTACAGGCTGGAACTACAGCAGCTAATAGTTTACAGGGTAGTATTACAGAAATACAATTACCCTATGATCTTATAGAATTTATTCAAATTAGAGAAGTAGATTCTGCTGGATTAACCACACGTGTATTTAATGAAAAATTAGACATACGAACATTTAATGATGCTTTAAGTGAAAAGTATACAAACCTTAACTACTGGGCAAGACAACAAAATGTTGTATACCTTACTCCAGGGTTTGGTGCTGGATCAACAAGCAATCAAGCGAACACAATAGAACTTTATTATTATCGTAGACTACCTGCATTAGATGCGGTATACGCTGTGACTGTTCTTAACTACAATGCGGGATTTCTTACTACAACAGGTGCAGGATCAGGTGTAGCTAATTCTAAACAATTATACTTTAATAGTAATACAGGAACAACAGCATACGCAACAAGTGCAGACGCACAGGCAGCTAGTGCTGGTGGTACTGTAACAAACGCTTACTACATTGGTATTGCAACCCCTAACTGGCTACGTGATGAAAACCAAAGGATTCTTTTGTTTGGGGCATTAGCAGAGGTGTTTGCTTATGTTCAAGATGATCAACAAGCAGCAAAATACAATCAAGCATTCTTATCAGAAATTACAGAAGCAAATGATGAAGATGCTAAACGTAACGCTTCAGGCGGTAATTTACAAGTAAACTTTAATGGACGAGGGTTAATATAATGACTACACCAGCAAGACCTGGCTCCTTTACAGGAGCTACTGATAATGCCGCCAGTGGTGGATTATTTACAGATACCCTTATTGACGGTATCCCCGATATTATAGGGGCCGATGTAGCATCTGCAGAAGCAGCCGCCGCAGCCGCAAAGGTATCAGAAACAAACGCTGCAACCTCAGCCACTGGTGCAGCTACAAGCGCAACTAACGCTGGAACTAGCGCCACGGCTGCAGCAAGTAGTCAAACAGCAGCAGCAAGTAGCGCCACAGCAGCTGCTAGTTCTGCTAGTAGTGTGGCAGCAGATGCCGCTACAGCGACAACTAAGGCAGCTGAAGCAAGTACGTCTGCAACAAACGCAGCGGCTTCACAATCAGCAGCAGCAGCGTCACAAACTTCAGCAGCATCTAGTGCAACTTCAGCTACTGGGTCTGCTAACAGTGCAACAACCTCTGCTACAGCGGCAGGTAACAGTGCTACAGCAGCGGCTAATAGTGCTACTGCAGGAGCAAGCAGCGCAACGGCAGCAGCCAATAGTGCTACAGCAGCAGCAACGTCAGAAACTAATGCAGCAAGTTCGGCTACTTCAGCAACCACTAGTAAAAATACAGCTACTACTCAAGCTACTAATGCGGCAACAAGTGCAACGAATGCAGCCACGAGTGCAACGACTGCGACAACTCAAGCAAGTAGTGCAACAACGTCAGCTGCAACAGCTACGACACAGGCTACTAAAGCAGAAGACTATGCTGTAAAAGTAAACGGAGTTGTCCCTAGTACTTCAGATTATTCATCTAAAGCATGGGCTGTGGGTGGTACAGGTGTAGATCAAGCTTCAGGCGGTGGTAACGCTAAAGACTGGGCTACTGAAACAACAACAACTGCTGATAACACAGAATACTCAGCTAAAGAATATGCTATTGGTGTACAGGCAGGGAATACTAACGGTTCTGCTAAACAATGGGCTTTAGGTGGCGGTAACTTTGTTATGTCCACAGCAGTAACAGGATCAGGCGGTACAGCACAATATTCGGCTAAGTACTGGGCAGATCAAGCTGCTAGTAGTGTAGCTAACTTTGATGAAAAATATTATGGTAGTTATGCAAGTGATGCAGCAGCCGAAAACGCACATGAAGCAGCAGGTAAAACAGTAGCAGTAGGTGACTTGTATTATAATACAGGTGATCAAGCTGTTAAATATTGCACAGTTGCTCCGTCTGGAACAGGCGCACCAGTAGGAACATGGGTAGCAATTGAAGCAACAGACACTAGCGGTTTTGCAACAAACGGGTTTTCAATTGCAATGTCAATCGCATTATAGGAGGTCTTTATGGCACAAAATTTTAGAAGGTACGTTGAAAAGTCCATTGGAACCTCGGCAACTGATATTCCTGATGGCGCTAATTTCGACTCATACGACACAATTGTAGGAATAAATTTAGCAAATAGAATTGCTCAACAGATTACAGTATCAGTATATATGTTAGCTGGAGGAGCAACAGATAGTCTAGCCAATCGGTACTACGTTGTAAAAGATGCACCGATTCCAGCAGGATCAACACTTCAAGCATTAGATGGTGGTGCTAAAATTGTAGTACAATCAGGGGATAGGCTTTGGATTGTATCTGACACTGCAAGCTCACTTGACGCTTGGGTATCTGCTGTTGACGCTATTAGTACATAGGAGGATTAGTTATGGGTTACATTGGTAATCAAGCAAATAGTAATTTTTCCTCTCTAGCTAAACAAGATATTACAGGTAACGGGGGTACAGGCTATACGTTAAGCACAGCAGTAGCAAACGCTAACGAAATAGAAGTATTTGTGAACAACGTTAGACAAGAACCAGCAGTAGCTTATAACGTTTCTGGTACAACACTTACCATGACAGGTAACGTAGTAAGTACAGATGACTTTTATGTAGTCTATCAAGGTAAGGCAGTTCAAACAACTACTCCTTCACCAGCATCGGTGACAGCAGCAATGCTTGCTCAAGGTGCTGCAGGATCATACCTTGGTGACGCTACACAACTCGGTAATATTATTAGAGTACATGAAAAAGAGCTAAACACTTCAGTAACAGTAGCCGCAAACACTAATGGTATGTGCGCTGGCCCATTAACCCTAGCTTCAGGAGTCACCATCACAGTTAGTGCTGGTGCAACATTGGTGGTAGCATGAGTACGGTACATTGTAATACAATACAAACTAGTTCTGGTGGTCCTGTTACGCTGACTAAGCAGAGTGCGGCAAAGGCAAGAGCAACAGTTAGAGGATTAGATACGTTTCAAATCCATGAAAGTTTCGGTGTCAGTTCTGCAAGTGACGAAGGAGCAGGGCATCATAACATTGCATTAACATCAGCAATGTCGAGTATTTCTTATCAACCGCAAATTGCTACTGGTTACGCGGATGGAAACCCAGGCAACACGATTTCAACTTGTTGGTCAGAAACATCTACCAATGTTGAGTTTGAAACCAGTTCTGCCGCAGGTGCAAATCAAGATATTACAAAAGATTACTTGGTTGTTTTTGGAGACTTAGCATGAGTAAAATACTTGTAAACGAAATAGGTAATAACAACGGCACTACGGGTATGACTGTAGCAACAACAGGCGTTGCTAGTTTTCCAGTATCGGCTCCTTTAACACCTGCTAGACCAGCTTTTCTTGCAAGACGAAACGGAACAAATTTACAACTTAACAATCAAATAATGCCCTTTGACAGCAAAACTATTTACGGAGGATTTGATACTGCTAATGGGTATAATACAAGTACATATACATATACTTGCCCAATAGCAGGGTTATATTGGTTTCATGTATCTAGTATTCTCGGTTCTATAGCGGTTGATAATGGTCAATGGAAAATTCAATTAAACAGCAGTGATTATGAACAAAGGCATTTTACAAATAAAACCACTGAGTTTTACACACACAGCATAGACACATACATAAACGCCTCGGCAAATGACACTGTCAGAGTAAAAATGGGATCTAATATTTATTTTTATGGCAATCAATGGGCTGTGTTTATGGGACATTTAATAGGGTAGGAGGGTATTATGGCAAATGGAAAAATAAAAGCAGATACCCTAGAACACAGCACCGCTGGGTCACTTGATACGCAGTATGTTGTTCATGGTAGTGCGAAGGCGTGGATAAATTTTGCTGGTGCTGGAACATCT